TAACAAAAACAAGACAGTATCTTGCGGAAAAAATTCTGCAACTTATACAGCAATACTATACAGAAGAAAGGCTAATACAAATTACAGACGAGTCAGATCCATACAAACCAAGTGTACCAGTAGCTATAAATGCAATGACTCCTGAAGGTACAATCGTTAATGATCTTACACTAGGGGAATATGATGTAGTTGTAGATACAATGCCTGCTAGAGATACATACGACGAAGTTCAATTTGCAGAAGCTATACAACTTAGATCAGCGGGCGTACCTATTCCAGACGATATGATCGTAGAGTATTCACACTTATCTCAGAAAGCTCAGATTGCTGATCGAATCAGAAGACAACAGGGCACAGCTGAACCTACTGAACAACAGTTACAGTTACAACAGTTCCAAATGGAATCTCAAATCAGAAGTACGCAGCTTGAGATAGCTAAGATGGAAGCAGACGTACAGAACCTACAGTCGCAGGCTCAGCTTAATATGGCTAAGGCTCGATCCGCTGAAGCAGATCCGCAGTTGAAGATTGCAGAACTACAGAGTAAAATCCAAACCAAACGAGAAGAGCTCGATTTAAGAGAGAAGTTGTCCTCGATGACTAATGAAATGAGGAAAAACCAAAGTGATACATCAGCAGCTGCTAGGTTAGCTACTGCTGCTATGAAGCCAAGTAATAATAATAGGAGTTAAATATGGCAAAACAACCCACTACTGAAACCAACACCGAAGACGCTATTGTTTTTGATTCTATGCCTGGAGGGGATAGCAAATCAATACAAAGTACTGAGACTTTTGCAGTCGATTTAGATTTTTCTGATGATACTGTAACTGAAGATACCGACCCAATTGCTGCGGAGGAGCAAGAAGTTGAAGAAGAAATTACAGAAGAACCAGAAGCAGAGAGCGAAGAAACTCAACCAGAGGAAGCTGAGGACACAACAGAAACAGAAGCAGTGGACGAATCAGAAGACACAGCAGAAGCAGAAGTGGAAGCAGGAGACGAACAAGCTGTACAAGACGATGTACAACAAGTTGAAGAGGAACCTAGTCCAATAGAAGAACAAAAAGCCCCCATGGTACCTAAGTCTAGATTAGACGAAGTGCTTGCTAAACAAAAAGCTCTTCAAAAACAACTAGATGATTTGAACCAAGCTAAAGTAGAGACCGTTACGGAGGCCCCAGAGTATGATTTTGGTACTAAAGAAGTAGAATATCAACAGCTTGTACTTGATGGAGAGAGTGAAAAAGCTACTAATTTACGAAATGAGATAAGAAATGCGGAAAAACAACAAATTATGTTTGAAGTTCAGCAAACTACTACTCAAAATATACAAGAATCTACTGAAGTACAAGCAATTCAAGCTAAAGCTGTAGAATTAGAGGCTCAATACCCTATTTTTGATGTAAATAGCGCCGAACACGACGCTGATTTGTTAAAAGAAGCTTTAGATTTACGCGATGCCTTTATGATTCAAGGGTATGACGGTGCTTTTGCTTTAGAAAAAGCGGTAAACACTACCCTAACGTTAAAGAAACCCGAATTATTGCAAACCGAAGCTCCTAAAGTTGACCCAAAAATAGCAGAACTTAATAAAAAGAAACAAACTGCTAAAGTCAGCGCTAAAATAGAAGCTTCGCAACAACAACCTCCAGCTATGAAGGGAGAAGGAGCTGCTCAACGTGGGGATAAGCCGATTGACCTTAATAAATTGTCTGAAAAAGAATTTCAAGCGTTACCTGATGAGACCCTTAAAAGATTGCGCGGGGATTTTGGGTAGTATAAGATAGAAGTTCGTCTGCTAAGACGATACTTAGCCCTCATCGTGGAGGTAAAACACGTTATTCGTCAATCAAGACGTAAAACATGGTCGAGTTCGTGTTCGTTATAATCACGTTGACGTTTCCCAACGATAAAGGGTAAACGGGTAATAGTCGCCCCAGAATATAGCGACTGGTTAACTTTAATTATAAAGGTATATAAATGGCTAATACAAACTTTAGCGCGTTGACCAGTGAACAACTCACTATCTGGTCTCGTGATTTCTGGCGTGTCGCTAGGAATATGTCCTTCATTAATCAATTCGCAGGTAGCGGACCCAACGCAATGGTTCAGGAAATTTCTGAACTTACCCAATCCGAGAAAGGAGCAAGAGCAGTTTTAACTCTTCTTGCTGACATGACCGGAGATGGTATTGTTGGAGACAACACCTTAGAAGGAAATGAAGAGGCGTTAAGATCCTTCGACATCGTCGTGCAGCTTGATCAATTAAGATTTGCTAATAGGCTTTCGGGCAGACTAGCGGATCAAAAATCAGTTGTGAATTTCCGTGAGCATTCTAGAGACGCACTTGCTTATGCAATGGCTGATAGGATAGACCAACTTGCGTTCTTGTCGCTAGCTGGTGTTGCATATACTAACAAAAACAACGGAGCTATAAGGCCTGTTCTTACATCAGGACAGAACCTTGGAGATCTAACGTTTAACAGTGACGTATCTGCAGCAACAAGTAATAGACACAAAAGACTCAGTGGCAATAATCTTGCTGCCGGCTCTGTTACATCTATTACTGCATCTGATACTTTGAAGTACAGGCATATTGTTGATCTAAAAGCTTTTGCTAAAGATCAGTACATCAGAGGAATGAGAGGCGCTGGTAATGAAGAGATGTATCATTTCTTTGTTTCTCCGCAGGTAATGGCTGACCTTAAACTCGATTCAGACTTCTTATCAAACGTAAGAAGCGCTGGAATCAGAGGACCAAACAACGAACTATTTGCTGGATCTTCTAGCTTAATGGTTGACGGTGTTATGGTTCATGAGTTTAGGCATGTATTTAACACTTCGGGCGCTACAGCCGGTACATCCAGCAATGCTGGTTCTGCTGGATACAAAGGTGGTGCGGATGCGGATGTTGATTACGCGTCATGTCTATTCTGTGGTGCGCAAGCACTTGCGATGGCTGACATTGGTCTTCCAGAAATAGTTGAAGATACTTTCGACTACGGAAACCAAAACGGTATCTCAATTGGTAAGATTTTTGGTCTTAAAAAACCTAAGTACAATTCTGACATAACAGGTCAGGCTGAAGACTTCGGTGTTATAAGATTAGATGTCGCATTCTAATTGTGATAACATTTTACGGGTGGCTGACAATTGTTAGTCACCTGTAAATTTATTAAGGAGTAAGATATGAAAATAGTATTTGATCAAGATACATATGTAGCATCCACTTGGGGTCACGCGGATTCATTTGAAGCTGGCGTGCCTAAATCTGTGGGGCATGATTTTGGAGTTTTGTGTTTACAACAAGGCGGAAAAGAAATTGAAGAAGGTGCAGTAGAAGCTGCTCCAGTTGTGGAAACACCTGTAGAAGCCCCTGTAGAAGAAACAATTACAGAAGAGCCTGCAGTGTCTTTTGATGACATGACCAAAGCACAACTAGAAGAATATGGTCGTACGATTGGTATAGAACTAGACAGACGTAAAACTAAAGCAGCTTTAGTAGAAGAGCTAAAAGCTGCACTTAACTAAAGTAAAAAATGGGAACACTAACTGGGGCGAATTTAATTTCTAGAGTACAGGATACTCTTCAAGATACGACAAGCGTGCGTTGGCCCGAAGCAGAGCTGCTTAGGTACATAAACGATGCTCAAAGAGAGGTAGTAAATCTGAGACCTGACGCTTCGGCGACTACAGCCAATGTGCAGTTAGTTACTGGTACAAAACAAACGTTACCAACAGCTGGGTTAAGGTTAATTAAAATTACTAGGAATATGTCGGACGCTTCTGGCGGCGCTACAGGAGGCAGAGCAGTCCGCATCGTAGATCTAGATATTCTTAATACACAAGAACCTGATTGGAATAGCCCATCGGTTAGTGGAGATGCGGCGCATGGTACTACAGTAAAACATTATATTTTTGATCAAGATGACCCTAGGAACTATTACGTATATCCAGGAGTTGCCGGTAATGCGTATTTAGAAATTGTTTATTCTAAATCTCCTACTGACCTAAGTGCTACGTCTTCAACAATAGATGTTGATGATACGTTTGCAAATGCAATAATTGATTTTGTTTTATTTAAAGCTTATCTTAAAGACGCTGAATATGCTGGTAATGCTCAAAGATCTAACCAACACTACGCTTTGTTTAATAATAGTTTAGGCCAATCCACCGCAGCATCAAATATTACGAACCCTAACTTTGATTATGCAGGGTCTAGAGTAGCTCCAAATATAGGAGCCTAAGAGCATGGCGAGTTTTAGTTCGCTAGTAAAAGAAGTACTACCGTACGTTCCGGGATGCCCTGACACTTTAGTAGAGTCTAATTTGCGTTCCGCAACCATAGAACTGTGTGAAAAATCTAAAGCATATATAGTTGAACTAGATGTTATAACAAGCATAAGCGGAGTATTTGAGTACGAATTTGACCAACCGACTGGCACGGATGTACATCAAATTTTATGGATGACTTATGATGGTGAGGACATGGACCCCACTAGCCCACGTAGTTTAGAACTTAATTACCCAGACTGGAGAGATAGAACTGGTATACCTGAAGTATTTTTACAACAGTCTCCAGATATTTTTTACGTAGCCCCTGTACCTAATGCTACAAAAACAGACGGTTTTAGAGTTAGTGTAGCTCTTAAGCCAACTAGGTCTTCTAATAATATAGATACAGATTTTTCTACAGACTATAGAGATGGGATTATTTTTGGGGCTTTGTGGAGATTATTAAGAATACCCTCTAGAGAGTGGAGCGACTCTAGAGCTGCAGCCGATTACAGAAATCTATTTGACGAACAAGTTAGAGAAGCTGAAGCTAGGTCAAGAGCGGGCGACCTTGGAGTTAAAAGACTTGTTAAGTATAAAGGGGTTGGCTTAAACCCTAGAAGAAGATATAGAAGGTATGGTAAGGAGATAGACTATTAGTGAAGACGAGTTTATTTTACCGCAGCTTGCAGACATACGAAAGTGTTGGCCTGAGGTAAAAATAGGAATCGAGTCAATAATAGCGGAAGACTCTAATCTTACTTTTAGACCAGAAGATGTATATAGCGAGTGCGTCAATGGTAGGGCAGAATTGTTTACATCGCCTATGGGGTTTTTAGTTCTTAGTACAGAAATAGATCCTTTTACTGGTGATAGGACGTTATTAATTTGGATAGCGTACGTGTACGAAACTGGTAAACATAACTGGATGAAACATGTACAATGGTTTGAAGAGCTTGCTCGTAAGGCAGGCTGTAGATATATAGAGGCTAGATCTTCTGTTTCGCAAATGGAAGAATATGCGTTAAAACAAGGGTTTAGCTTGAATACACGAGTTTATACGAAGGAAGTACATGAGTAATAAACCTAAAAAACAAGACTACAAGCCTAGCGAAGCTGAGAAGACTCAAGCTTCTGTAGCAAAAGCAGAAAAAGATTACTTTGATGAACGTTATGGTCCGTTGTTACGTGAGATGCGTGACCTTGCCGCGACTGAAGATTTTGCACCAACAGCAAAAGGTAGAGCTCAAGCAGATACGATGCAAGCTCTTACTTCTAGCCCTAGTTTAAGAGCTGCTCAATCAGTAGATGCAGCAGCGGACATGGCGTCAGCTGCGGGTTCGCAACAGGCTCAAGCAGAGTTTCAGGCGTTACAAGCAAAACGACAACGTCAAGTTGGTGTATTGGGAACTGCAAGAGGGCAAGCTGCAGATGCTACTACTGGGCTATCAAGAGCGGCTAACATACAATCAACAAGTGACTTACAAGAAGCCAGGCGAAAACAAAGCATGGCAGATGCTAGGTTTGCAGCTGGTTTAAAAGTTGGAGGCACACTGTTGAGCCAAGGGCTTGAAAATCGACAAGGTGGTGGCACATTTCTTAGCCCTGCAGGGTTAGAAACAGCTGGCGGCGGACTTATGGGTAGAGCAAGAGTAGGTGAGTATGGAAACTACGATCCCGTAACTGGAAAAGCTTATGGAGAAGCAGCTGACGAACAAATTAAAGCACAGAAAGGTTTATCTTCGCCTTCACCATTTAGCTTTGGGGGGTTTATTTAAATGCAGTTTATAGAACAGGCAATAGGAAGAGTTAGAAATGATACTACAGAGTTTTCAACGTCTAGTCTTCCAGAAGTTACAGATCCCGAAGCAACTTATGCTGGAATTACTCGTCAAGATTATGAAAACTATGTAAGAGACTACAGAGGATTTGAAGAAAGTTTGATTGACGCTAAAGACGATACTAGTCTTATAGACCAAGCATCTGTTGATTCTGCTAACCAAACTAGAATAGCTAGAGAGGTACAGCAAAGAAATATAGAAAGGTATGGTGGAGCTGGACTTACAGCAGTACAAAGACAGGAACAAGCAAAAGCACTTAACTTAGGCGCATCTACAAATCTTACAGGTTCTCTAAATAATGCAAGAATTGGGCAACGTGAAGTTAATCAGGCTACTTTAGCGGATCTTATTAATATTGGACAGGGTGTAAACAGAAGCGCAGTATCTGGATTAGGGGATGCTTCGGCTATGGCGGCTAATAAAAGAAACGCATATGCAAATGCAAAAGCTTCTCATAAAAACCAAATGACTTCTTTAGGGGGATCTTTGGCTACCGCAGCTGTACTAGCGTTTGCAATTTAGGATAGAAAAATGGCAGTAGATATAGGACAAATAGTATCGAGCGCTCTAGGAGGAGCAGAAAGTTCTTTCGCTCGTAAGGAACAGCGTATGGGTCTTGCTGAGCAAAGAAGAAGCAATACTAGAAGAGAACTAAATAATCGAGCTATAAATTCTGGTTTATATACTTTAGATGACACAGGTAATCTTCACGTAGATATAAAAAAAGCTTATGAAAGCCCTGAGTCTAAAGCTGTACTTTTAGATATTTTAAATACTTCTGCTAGTGGGGCTGCTAATTATAAGGATTTAAATAACCAAATAAAAAACGGCACCTTTGCAGATTTGCCTAAAGTAGTAGACGCTGGTGACGGCACTGCTAACTTTGTTGGAGAAATAAAAAAAGAAGACGGTAGCATTGAGCCCTTAACTGAAAATAGGTCTTCAAGCCCCAATGATAACCCTGCTCTTATTGATGCTGCTTCTTTAGAGCTGTTGGCAGAAGGAGCTTTTCTTAATAGTATGGGCGAGTTTGGGATAGACGGCACAGCTGTGGCTGTTTTACAAAACTTAAATTTTAATACGCCTACAGTTAGAGCTCAAGAAGGAGTAGTAAATGCTTTAAGAGATGAGAAGGATCCCGCTGCTTTGACTCAATTGATAGGCCAGCTTGGGCCTACTATAAAACAGACAGATCCAAATAGAGGAAATGTTACGGTTGATGATTTAGGAGGTAAAGCGGCTACGCTAAATCAAACAGCTACCGATGCTGTTGAGAAACAAGAGCCTACAAATGTTAGAGATAAAGTCTTGCAAAAAAACATGGAAAGACGAGAAAAGCTTAAAGAGAAAAGAAAAATAGATGCTAAAAAACGTCAATTAGACAGTCGAATATTGACTAAAGAAAGACGAGCCGAAATAGAACAAGAACTTGCAGAGTTAGAAAACCCAGCTGCTACAGAGACCCAACAGCCTACAGATGGTTTTGATTTAGACTTTGATGTTTCAGAAATACCAACAGATGTAGAGGGAGCCACTAAATGGTTCAGCGATAAAGCTAATACAGATTCAATTGATCAACTTGATCCAGATAAGGTCGCTAAAGTTAGGGAGTTCCTAGAATCTAAAAATATTAATAGCAAAAAAGAATTGGTTGATGCTGTCAAACAAGGCGAAGTTTCAGCCAATCAAGCCAGAAGTATAGCTAGAATAACCGCTTGGTCTGTTGTTGATAAGAATGGGCAAAAAGATGCGCAGTTATCGGCTAATATCTATTCTGGATTTATTAATGAAATGCAGACAGGTAACCCAGACGTAACTCCTACACAGATGGCTAATGCTGAGACTAGTAGAGGAACTTTAGACCTAGCTAGAAGTAAATTTGTACAAGAGCTAGATGATGATAGATTCGACGGAATTATAAGTTTATATGAAACAGCTGGAAAAGAAGGCTTTGATAGCCCTGAGTTCACTCAGCAACTAAAAGCTCAAGCGATACCTTTCTTAAAAGATAAACGCTTTGACCAATTAACTCAAAAAGATAAAGCGGCTATGGATGGCATTTTGAGTCAAGTGTTTTTAAATGCCGCAGATAATCAGTTTTCTGGTTCTACCGGCATTGAAGATTGGTTCATGGATATCTTTAGGGGAGAGGCAGACCCTACTCTAGGAAACGCGATGGACAATGTTGCAATTAAATATGACAAACCTGGCCCTGACGGTAAGCCTGTTGAATTAGTCTTTTTAAGAACTAGGGGAGGGTCTCAAGTTGAAGCTGATCAAAGTATTTCTTGGAACAACGTAACAGAATTAGTTGGACAAGGGGAATTAGCAAACTATATATTAAGTAGGGCGAAAAGAAGGTAGTCGTGTGGCAATTGAAAAAGATACATTTTTCAGCGAATTTGCAAAAACTTCTGCTGGGGAAATAGAACAAGACACTTTTCAGTCTGAACAAGCAGCACAAGGCGCACAGCTAACCGATCCAATTCAAGTTTTTAAACAAGGTGTTTCTTCCGGGGCTAATAATCTAGCAGCCAACATACAGTATTTTAAGGGCATTGGTAACTCTATTATGGAGGATCAAGACGCCTTAGAAAAAAATCTTTATGCAGCTGAAAGGTATGAACAAGAAGCTGGCATGGCCATGGCAGATGTACAGCAGTTTGATGATTTTTTAGAAAACCCAACCGCTTTAGGTTTTATAAACCAAGTATCAAGCGCAACAGGACAGTTTGCGCCTTCTGCTATTGCTAGTGTGGCTGCAGCCGTGTCTGGAGCTGGAGCGGGGGTCGCTGTTGTTGGTCTTACAGGCGTCACCAAAGGTCTTGTTAACAACGTAGCAAAAAAAGAAATACAGAAAGCTTATAAGAAGAAAATGAAGAAGCAGCCTTTGAGTAAGGATGAGGAAGATCTTTTAGCTGGAGCTTACGATTCTTACAAGAAACTTAGGTTTGGCCCTGCTGCTAAAGGCGGCGCTATAGCGGGTGCAGTAGCTCAAGAGTACCCACAAGGCGCAGGTATAGCCTTTGGTAATTTTGCCGATCAAGATATGACTGATCCAATTCAAGCGTTTCAGTCTTTAGGAATTGCTGTTCCGTTTACTGCGGTAGGCGTAGGGGCAGAAGCATTAGTATTCAAAGGACTGACAGGTATTCTTAAGAAACAAGGATCGGGGCCTGTTCACAAGCGTATTTTAGGAGCAATAGGACAAAGTGCTGGTAGGACGGGAGCTGTAGAAGGTATTACAGAAGGCATACAAGAGGAACTTTCTGTTCAACAAAAGTTCGCTATTGACGATGACTACACTCAAGCTCAAGCAAAACTAGATAGAGCGCAAGCTGTATTTGCTGGTTTTTTTGGTGGCGTAGGTATAGGTGCGGCTGGTGGAACGGTGGCTGGTACTTTAAATGCTGCAACAGGTAATAAAATTGTAGATCAAGCTAGAGAAAGCTTAACAGCTGGATATAGAGAAGAGCAGTACAATGAATTCTTAAAAGAAAGGTATGGGGTAGAGCCAGAAGCTGGCATGGGTGAGGTAGCTACAGAACCTAAAACATGGATAAAAGCTCAAATAGAAGCTATGTTAGACCCAACCACTGGTAAAGATTCAGTGTTCATAGACAGGGCTAGCATAGGTATTTTTAATGAAGTATTAAATGAGAACCCAGAGTTACAGACTAAATTAAGCGAACTCCCTAATCACTCTGCTGGGGAAGTTGGAAATAGGACTGCAGGACTTCTATTTAGTACTGATGGCGCAAAAGTAAATAAGTTTAAAGAAGTTACAGATGAGTTCTTATACGATGGCACTAAACAAGACGACGTTCTTGTAGATATTTTAGGATACGAGCATGGCAGATTACCTAACTCTGATAGAGTAGTAGAGGTAAGGGACGCTGCTAATAACGTAGTGTGGTACCAATCTACAACCCTCGAAAAAGAAGCAGACGTAAAGGCAAAAGCAAAAGAACTATTTCCAGAATCTAATATAGTCAGCACTGATATAGACGACCATCTTTCTAGACGAAACCAAACACCTCAAGCTAGAGGGTCTGGACCATTTGAGTTAGATGATGAAGGTGAGATAGTACAAGATGATGGGCCGACAGTAGAACAAGAGCA